TTTAGGTACGATCCAGGTATAATTCCCGGCAGGATAGAACCTCTTGGTGAACAACTGCAACTTCTTCCGTCCCATCATCGACCGTCTCATCTACGCCCTCCTTTCTTACGATAAGAGGTCGTAACTTCTTTATTTAGAGAGCATTTTACCCCCCCCCGTTTAACTTTTAATAACATAATCTGTTTCATTGCTTTACCTCCTGTACAATTGTGGGCAAGTCTTTCAAGTCGTTCGGATAACCTGTAACGGTTGTCAGAATGCAGAGATAGATCACACCGTATTGTTTATAATATTTGTCTTTCTCGAATGCCATACCTTGTACGTATGGGATCGGATCCTCCAATGTCCCTGCGTGCTCAACGGTAACCACCTTGTAAAGATCCATTTGTCCGGCCGGAATCCAATCAGCTTGCAAGGCATGATCCTTGATAACCTCGTAGAGCAGGTATTCCTGGGCTTTCTCGGCTTTATACCGGAAACGGAACCCCGGCAAACCATCCTTAGGCCCGGATACCTTTTTCCCGAACTCGGCCCCCTTATCTCCCCACACGGGGAAAAGGACTTGCATCTCCAACGCCTGGTTCGCGGTAAGGGGGACGCTGTTCACCATCGAGCGGGCGAAAGTGACGGCTTGCGCTTCCGGGGATTTAGCGATTGCCTTATCTGCTTTAGTTTGCAAGGCTGCCGTTGTTGTATGGATCATTTCAGGATAGCCTTCCACCACGATAGCTTCGACCTCCTCGGCTGTTCGGGCGGCATCGATACGGGATAGCAAGCTGTCTGTCACCTTGCCGCATTGCTCCGAATAGTCCGCTATTTCGTTAAGAGCAACCGTTAAGATATTCGAGGCGTAAAGATGACCGCCTACTTCGACTTCTTCCTGCCGGCCACACTTATCCTTCACTTGCAGGGTGTTCGAGACGTATGCGTCCTGTTCATCAATATAATAATGATGGATGTCTTTGTCGTAGATTTCTTGCCGTTTGGCATCACGGGCACGCCAGAGCTTTTCTTCCGGTGCCGGTTCGGGTTCCGGAGTGAGTTCCTTCCGCCAACATTCCAGCGGACTTGCCTCCGGATGGTCGGTGTGGAACTGTTCCTGTTCGGCGTCTAACAAGAGATATGCGCCGTCGTTATATTCTTCTTCCATTGTGCCTACCTTGTAGGAGTCAGGAAGGGGAGCGTCGGTCTCCCAGAATTGGATTTCTTTTTGGATGTATAGCATAATCAATTTAATTTTAATCCTTTACCGCCATTGTATAATTGATTTATCTCACTTCTGGATAATATGCGTTCAAATATGGAGACTTCACATATAAGTCCATTATATGATCGTTCGGTTACTGATGTGAAAAATATATCATCCAGACCTATGTAGAAGTGAGAACCTTCGTAGAATGGATCATTTATTGTCTTAACAAGTGTAGCATTTTCGTAAACACTCATCGTGTTATTATCGTAAGTTACCACATAATGACACCAAACATTGAATTTATTGGTTGTAATATTAATTCCATCATTAATATTTTGAATGTTCTTATACCTCATTTCAAGTCCATATCCTTCTCCGTCTTTTATTCGGCTTACTATAATTCCTCCGTATCGGTCTACTGATTCGTTATACTTTTTAGCCCACAGGGAAATACTATATGCGTTTTTCTTTACATATCCCGTTGTCGGTATCCTAATTCCAGAATCGTTTATAAAATACGCAGATTTATTTCCTGTAAAAATGCTATCGTCTTTCCATTGTACATTGTTTTTTAGCTCGCCTAATACCCCATTGACACATTCATACGAATCACCGTTCAATGGAAAGTAATACTTAGCATTCCACTGATTGGAAAAATCGGATTCGGTATCTTTTCCCGTCATCACCCGTCTCTTCATCTTTCACCTCCTTTCATTATACTCTCACGACAATTATCCCATGTTCTTTTTTCAGCGATACCCCTGTGGCTTTACCAGCTGGCAGTTCAACGCTTGTTTCCTCCGATTGCCAGCCCGAACCGTTTGGGATCGGTTGGTTAATCGTTGATCCGGTGTTGTTCTTAATGGACAGATAAAACTCCTGCATCTCCGGTACGCTTCCTATATTCGCAAAGTTGATCGCCTGCACAGATGTACTCGAATAGGTAAAACGCAAGTTATACGGTGATGAAGGAAGCGACTTTAAGGTACTGACATCGACATACTCTTTCAGCCTCAAAGAGTCCGATACCTTCGTTTTCTCTTCATTGCTGTAATTATTGTCGGTATGGACATAAGCAGCGTCCTTGACCGTATGGTCGTCATTCTGTAACTGGGATAGCCTTGTCGGAATCGCCTGCTGGACGTTTGTGATGCTCTGGTTCAGCCCGGCGATGATCCCTTGCAGCGTCTGTGTGTCCTCTACGTTGGCAAGGAAAGCGATGATCTCGTTAAATGACTCGATGGCACTCGATGCGTCACCCGAAACGAGTGTGTTGACTTGCTGCTGCAAGGCTGTCAGCGCGTTCCTGATTTCCGTATCGTCGTAGCTTTCCCCGTCCTGTCCTTCGGCTACCACACCCGTATCCTCTTCGCCTATTTTCCAATGCTTGGTTTCCGGATCGATCGAAGGAACCGGAGCATTGTTTCCCCGAAGGTTCGGGGTGTCGAACTTACCTTCAGCCGTCGTGATCGTCAGGATATAGGTCGTGGCATCATTCGTTTTAACTGTGACCTTCACCTCCTGCATGACGGCCGGCAACTGGGCAAACGTATGAACGCCATCAGCCAGCTTCATGTTGAATTTACCGTTTTCCAAACGTTCAAATAACCAGACTGATGCAGGGTAGACGGTTACGTTATCGGCCCATTCAGCCGTCGTCAGTTCGATCTGTTGATAAATAAATGCACCTTTCTTACTCATTGCTTAAATATCCTTGTTTTATCGTTCGTACTGATTCGTTGTAATAATTGGCTCCTGTCAGATAAACATTACCGGGCAAGGCTATACCGCTGCCGGATTCCTGCCACGAGGCTTTTCCCCCGGCAAGATCATAAAGCCGGTAGAACACATATTCTCCATCTTCCGTTACACGCACTTCATCGCCGATACGAAAGTTGATGGTTGTACCGTCAGTATTGACATAGCTCAATGTCTTTTCGTCCGGGATAGCCTCCAACGTCGGGATCTCCGGTTTGTTCTTGATGTAGTTCTTATTGACAGGATCGGTAACGTTCCAGTCGGGTTGCAGTCCACTGATGACTCCTTCGGCGGCTTCGGCTGCACGATTGGCGCGGTCGGCGGCTGTGTTGGCCTTGCCGGTTGCCTGTTCAGCATCAAGGATAACCTGGGCTGTCATCTGTTCCCGTTGTTCTTCCTGTGCCTGACGGGTTGTTTCGTTTGCCTGGCGGGTTGATTCCGATGTTTCCCGAAGTTGTTCTTCGATGATACGGGCTTTTTCTTTTTCGGCACGGATTGTTTCGGCTGAAATCCGTTCCTTTTCCTTGGAAATGCGCTCCTGTTCAGCTGTATCGCGGTCGGTCTCTTGGGCAATACGTCCCTGTTCAGCCTGGTTGCGGAGAGTTTCCGCTTCCTGGCGTTTCGTTTCGGACTGGTTACGCAAGGTTTCGGAGGCGACGCGTTTGGCTTCGTTGTCGGCTCGCTTCGTCTCTTCGGTGAATCGTGCCTGTTCGGCTTCGGATCGGGCGGCCTCGGCGGTGGATCGTTTCGATTCTTCTTCTATCCGGAGAGATTCGGCTGCGTGCCGTTCGTTTTCTTTGGAGATTCGGGTGTTTTCGTCGGCGATTCGTTGAATCTCATTCGCTTCACGAAGTTTTTCCGTTTCCTGGCGTAAATTCTCTATCCGGGCACGTTCGGTTTCGGCTTCTTTACGGGCGGTCTCAGCTTCTATGCGCTTGCTTTCGGCTTCAGAAATAGCGACGTTTATCCCTTCAGCTTTACCGGCTGCCGAGTCAGCACGGGCGGCAGCAGAAAGGGCATTGGTGGCGGCTTTTCCTGCAGCCGAAGCTGCCGCGACTGCATCCTCATACGCCTTCTCGATCTCATCCAATGAAACTTTTACGCTCGTTTTCTTACCGTCAACGATCTGGTAACCCAACGTCCACAGCCCTGAGAAACTGACCGAGGTGGGCAGCTCGCTGATTTTTATTCTTTGTTCCTGTCCTGTCATTGCCTATTTCATATCTATAAAGTTCAGGCCGTCTTCCGTGACAATAAACATGTCATCTTCCGTGGCCAAGAAATAATCGGTTTCAAAGAGTCTGAACGAGGTGAATACCAAGGTCAGATCAAACTGCATCACCATCGGTTCGCCCAGCGTAAGCAGTTTGCAATTGCTCATCTTCTTGTAGTAGCAGGGATAGGACTTGCCAATCTCTTCTACAAAGAGCCTCCGTTCGCCCGGAGCGATCAGGTCGGCAAAAAAACTATCCCAGCACTGCCAAAAGGCATCTTTTCGAATAGTTTTTAAAAAGCATTTAAAAGTGACCTCTTTCGGCTGGAAGACCAAGTGTTCTGCATCGTAGATTTGCCCGTCAATGGAGGCAATCTTGCGCTGCAGGTTCACCTTTGCCGCCGGATTTCGCAGCAGGGCGTTCCGGCTCTCATAGACATACACGCCGTATCTGCCTATCGGTTTACCATCCAGCTTGTAGCGGCTTTCGGGTAACCATACGTCCGGATCACACACACCGGCTGTCGGTCTCACCGGAAGATCCTCGACAAACTTCAAGGTAAAAGAGGTTGCCGATGGATAAACCCGATTGCCGGGATGATCGGCGAGGCGCAGCTGCCATTCCCGTCCTAAAGCAGGCACCCGAAAGGTGTGCAGCCCTTTGTCTGAGAGGTAGGCAATCAGGTCGGAAGCCTGCGAGTTGCTATCCGAAAGGAAAGAGATGGCAATCTCTCGCGGCTGCAGCTTCGGGTCACTCAGATCCACCTCAATGCCATCCTCTTCGGGCCAGTCGTTCCGCTCCGGCGCTTTCATTGCCGGGAAAGCGAGAAGGTCGTTATATCCTCCCCGCGTCACCCGGCAGCCGAAACGGCCAAGCACATTCAGATCATCTATGTATAGGTTGTTGTTCATTGCTTTCTCAGTATTAACCCACGGTTTTCGATATTCTGCAGCGAGCTGCGCGTCTGCCGGATATCCTTCTCGATGGCTTCGAGACGGTCGGTATTGCTTGCTATGCGTTGCAGTAGGGACAATCCCTCTACCAACTGCCCTTGGATGTTCGTCACCCCCTGATTAGTGCGGTCGGCATAGATCAGGAGGGCATAGAAATTGCCGTTCAGTTCGTCGGCACTGTCCTGACTCATCGAGGCTATGCCTTTGGCCGTAGAAGTGCGGTCGATCACGTCGCCGATGGTCGTGCCGGTCACCTGTTCCATCTGCTCCAGCTGCTTGGCTGCATCCTCGATAATCTTGTCATACTGTGCCTTCAGGCTGGCGATGCTTTCAGCGGTCAGCCCGTTTTGCGAGGCGGCGGCAAAGGATTCATACCATTTGCGGAGCGGTTCTTCCAGTGCCTTCATCTTCACCCCCTGCAGCACTGCATCGTTCAGCATCTTTTGGAAGTCGTCGGCAAAGTCCTTGGCAGAGCGTTTGCCCTCGGCAAAGCCCTGCAGGATGGTGTCGGCGATGGCGTTCGTATTCGTTCCGGTGAAAGCCTCCTTCATCTCTTCGTTCAGGTCGTCGATCATTCCGGCGACATCTTCTCCTTCGTCCTTCAGTTTCTGTAGTTGTTCGAAAAGCACTTTTGCTGATTCGGTCAGTTTGTCCTGCGTATAGAGCGATTCCATCTCTTCGTAGGTCTTGCCGGCGAGCGAGTCGTAATCGTTCCAGGTCTTCGCCTTGCGGAACCAAGTGCCATGCTTGTAGTGCGTAGCTGTGATATACTGCTCCTGCTGCAATTTCTCCCACACCTGTTTGTACTCTTTCTCTATCTGACCGGCTTGGTTCTTCAGTTCGAGAGACTGACGGTTGAAGTATTCGAGCGAGGTTTCGCCAATCTGCTGCTGGATGCGTAGCCGTTCGCGTAGGATGGCGTTATACTCCAACTCCTTCATGGCTGTTTCGACCAGATTCAGTTGGTATTCCGCCAATATCTTTTTGTTTTCTTCGACCCTTTTCTTAAAGCTGCCCACGATGCCGGTGATGCCTCCGATGATGCCCGAAGCCCCTCCGATGAGGTCACCGCTCATGATGCGGCCGATCCCGCCTGCCATATCGCCGACGCTGCCCACCAGCTGGGCGACAGTGGCAAGGGAGCTTCCCAACGCTTCGTTGAAGAGCTCGGCAGTTTCAGCAGCCATCGAGATGCCGTCAGCCACTTTATAGCACTCCTCGGCCAAGAGGCTTGCCTGGTCGGCATCCGAAAGTCTGTCCCACTGGTCGATCAGAAGGACTATCCCCTCGCGAGCCTCCTTGATCGGTCGGTTAAGCTCCTTGTCGATCTTCTCCTGCATTTGGTCAAGGTCGCTTGTGTCGAACTTGCCGAACGCCTTTTCCAACACGTTACGGTTGTCAAACTTTACATCGACTTTGATTCCTTCGAGTGAGGATTGCAGGGTCTCCATGGCGATCTTTTTTCCGGAAATGATGATCCGGTTCTCCATATCCGCGACCTTCTCCTCGTATTCCTTGATCTGCTCGGCAAAGGCGGAACGGTCTTTGTTCGTTGTGGCAAGATCGCGCAGCTTCTTCATCTTTGCGATCAATTCGTTATAATAGGCAATCGATCCAAGCGGGGCCGGTTCTTTGCCCACTTTGCCTCCTGTGGAGCCAATGATTGCTTCCAATTTCTTCTTTTCCGCCTCTATTTCCTTGAGGGCCGCTTCATAGTCCTGTTTGTTGGTCAGTTTGTCCAAGGCAGCTTCTTTTGCCGCGATGGATGCTTTGATCGCTTCCACGCTTCCCTGCTCAAGGGTATGGATAGTCTTCAGATTGGCAGTTTCCAAGGATTTGCGCTCCTCTTCGCTGTATTCCAGCCCTCTTTCCAATACTTTGCGGGCTTCGTCGAAGAGGCTGTCTGCTTCTGCCTGAGCCTTCTTTTTCGAAAGGTTCTCACCCGACACATAGGTGGTCTGCCCGAACTGGCCACCCTGTATGGCATAGCTCTGCGTATCAGCCATCCGGTCCACCTCCAGCTGCTTGCGGATCGCTTCGTTGTATTTCTCGGTGGCGAGCGTCATCGCGGCGGAGGCACGGGCACGCGCCATCACCGAGGCGACAAACGCCTCCTTGCCTTGGTTGAACAGGTTCTCGGCATCCGTCACCTTGCCGATCGAGACACCTAAGTGCTCGAAGGCAGTGCGGTTCTTTAGGAGGTATTGTTCTTTCGCCTGGATGTTGTCGCCCAGTTTCTCCCATTCGGCAGACATTCTCTGCAGTTGTGTGAGCGTCGTGGAGGATGTTTTGGCGACCGACTCCTGAAACTCCTCGAGCGTTTCCAAGGCATCGGCAAGCGACTGCCGGGCGCCGAACAGACTTTTGGTCCAGGCAGTAATCTCTTTGCCATAAACGGTCAGCAATGTGATACCGACGACGAGGGCCGTCTGCCAGCTGACGATCCCGCCGAGCAGCTGTTTCCAGACCGGCGTGGCCTGCTGTCCGGCCTTGATGGCTGCCTGATACTCCCGGCGAGCCATGTTGATGTTATCGACCAAGATAGGTAAGTTGTTCGAGATGGCGAGAAAGAACATGTTCGCCCCCATGGTGAGCGAGGGCAACTCACGTGCCACCTGCTGGATCGACATCTGCAGGCTGTTGAAACCGGTTCCGGCCGTACGGCTGTACGCCGACAGACGGGTCTGCGCGGTCTGCAGTTCATTATCCACGCTTTGGATCTGTTCCAAAATTTCCTTTCCGGCCGAACCTTCACGGTCCATTTTGGAAAGCCGGGAATAGGCCTCGGTCAGTTGCTGCAACTTGCGTGTCAGGGCGATCACGCTGTCTGACGCCTCCTGTTCGGTGGCCATCTGCTGTTGCAGCTGCTGCATCCCCTGACTGATCACCACTCTTAGGTTGCTCTCCTGCAGCGCCAAGGCTGCTTTTGCCTGCGTATACCCCGAAAGGGTTATGGTCCCGGCCTCAAGCTCCCGGTCCAGCTGTTCCTGCATCGCGGAAAGCGAACGCAGACTGCTGATATTCTCCTGCATCGTCGTGGCGAGCTTGCGGCTCTCGGCGCTCATGGCGTTGTAGGCGGCCGAACTGTCGGCAATCAACTTATTATAGGTTGTTGCCGCTTCGTCGCGCAGCCCCTTGATACCGAGCGTCACTTTATTGACCTCTTTATCGATGTCGCCACGAAATTCAAAGGTGATATATACGGGATCTGTCTGTGCCATTTGTCTCTTTTACTACTTTAATCCGAAAAATTCAAGCTCCTCCTCTTCGCTCTGGAGTACCTCTTCTCTTTCTTTTTTCTTCCGCATCCGTCCCTGGTCGCTGATCATGGTCAAAACGACGCACCACGGGATACGGTTCATGATTTCATCATACGTGATTGCCCCCTGCTGCACGAGGGTGTAGATCTGTCCGAACGGGCTATGGGGAGGATCATACTCCTCCTTTAACTCCCGGTCTCTGTCGGCTGGCTCGCCTCCGTCGGCTTCATCAGGTTCAGCGAAGCGACCGATGCGATAATGCTCACAAAAGCCTCGCTCGTGCTCATCAGCACGATGATCTTGGCCAATTCCGCCAATCCCTGCATCGGCATGTGTTGCCGGATATACCAGGCGAGCGGACGGTTCAGCAATCGTGCCGACCATGTGCCACGCAGCAGACCATAGGCGATGATCCGTGAGGTGGTGACGCCGTGCTTGGCGATCTGTTCCAAGACGCTGCCGAAGTTGCCGTCATGCAGGTGCTGCAGGTCGATATCCATCCGCGTGAAGAGCGATGACATCCGGATAAGGCTGCCCGCCGTGGGCAGCTTCACCCGGATGGGTACCGTCTTGCGCCCGAAGATCCGGAGCAGCCACGGGGCAGGGAGGTTGATTTTGAGCCGCCGGTCCAACAGGGCGTCGGCGGCCATGGCTTCTACCGGGGTCATGCCGTGGGTTCTCCTAATTTGTAGATCTCATAGGCCCCGTCTTCTTCGCTTGCCGAACTCATGGCGGTTGCGGTAATTTCGATCTGGGCGATCTGGTCGGCTGCCAAATTCCAGATAAACCGAGCGAGGATCTTCGCACGGGGGATGTCGATCACCACGTTATATCTGGTAAGGACACGTAGTGCCTTTTCGATCTGCACTACATCGCGTGGCGCTTTAAACTTGTCGACAGTGTATTTCTTGCCTTCGATGGTCACCTCCTGTGCCTTGGCAATGGATCCGCCGAAAACCTCTACCAATACATCGTTATCCCATTCCATGAGGTTGAGCTTGACCTGTTTCAAACCGGTTTCCGAAGCCACCGTTTCGACCGGGACGGTCGGTTCTTCCTCGCAATAGAAGTTGGTCACGGTATCAGCTTCGGTGGTGAACGAGGCGGTTCCTTTCATGGTGCGTGCCAATTGTTTCATCTCGGCAGGCATACCACCTTCTTTATTTACGTCACCGAACAATGCGGCCTTCAAGCCAACCGATCGTATATTTTGTTTCGTTTCTGCCATAGCTTATAAATGAATTGAATGATTACCGTTAAAATAAATCCGATTAAAACACCGCTCGAACACCATTTGAGCCGTTGGCCGAAGGTGGCGACGGGAGCCTCTTTCTTTTCTTCCTTTTGCTCCGTCTGTTCCCCTCGGCTATAAAGCTGTTCTGCGAGTTCAAACACCAGGCGCTCGAGACTGTCGCAGCGGGCGGAAGCGATCACGTCACCCTCTCGGAAGGTGAGGCTGACGGTCGCCTGTCCGCTTCTCTCTGTATAGGCTGCCCCGCCGGGCAGCTTACGGAGGCTGTCCAGCGGGACACTGAGTGCCGCCCGGGCGGGTGGGATTATCTCGGGGGTAGCGCTTACCTTTCTGTCCCACACGAGACTGTCCAACCGGTGGATAGTAGTACTTTCGTTTATACTCCTGCACGAGCCGGCGAGCAGGGCAACGGTCGTACAGAGGGCAGAGCACCAGTTTTTCCAGGCAAGCCTCTTGTGCATAAAACCTTTCTTTGAGTTGCAAGACCTCTCCATGCAGTTCGTCGATTAGCCGTGAATCCTTTTCAAGCATCTCCCGGAACGCATCTTCCCGTTCACCCTTCAGCCGAAGCCGGACAAAAGGCAGGTCGGACAGCCATTTGAGCAGGACCATCAACCCGCCGCCGGCACCGAGAAAGTCGAAGAATACGCTCCAGTCCATACATCATGCTTTTTTCTTCTTGCGGGCGAAGAGCGAGATCAGCCATTGGATGAGTCCGGTTTCGGCAAAGCCCGAAGCGGCGATACCAGCACCGATGCCATACATCAGGGCGACCGTCCAGTCCAGCCCGGCGAGAAATCCTAATTCCTGCCACCAGCCGAACATACAGATTCCGATACCCAGCACCCAGTTGAGTGCCATACCAGCCCATCCCGGCATATCCTTCCAGAAACCCCTGATTGCCTCCACAATCACCGGAACGCCGGCCACGATCGCCGCCAGCGAAGCGAAGATGTCTTCATACACGGGAGTTTCCGCCTCCGGGACTGTTGCCGCCGTTTGTGCGATTACAGGAATGGACATCGCCAGCAGGGCGATCAGGAGACATACTGTTTTGTCTAAATGTTTCATGTCGTTTATTGTTTTATTGATTAATACCTATTTGTTTAAGCCACTTTTGCACGTCAAACGACGGGCAGGCCTTTGCTGCCAGCTCGTTGTGACCGACAATCCGGACATCGGGGAACCTTTGGTGGAAATCCTTCACATAGGCCTCCAGTGCCCAGAGCTGCCGAGGCGTGCGGGTGTCCTCGGGCTTTTGGCTGTGCGCCTCGCACCCGCCGACGTACACAATGTGCCGGGCTGTCCGGTTATACCCTTTTGCCCCATTGGTAACCTCCCACGGATCGACCACGTCATCCTCGTTGTTTGCCACCAGCCGTTCCACCGTCCCGTCCAGATGGACCATGTCGGTATAACCGACCTGCTTCCAGCCGCGGCCTCCTTCATTTGGAGGGGCTGTGTGCCAACGACGGATCTCTTCCGCCGATACTTCACGGCCTGCAGGGGTGGCGGTGCAGTGGATAACAAGATAGAAGAGCTTAGCCATTACGCTCCCGCTTTGTTGTAAATGACAGCCTGGTACTTCTTGCGGATCGGCAGCGCGGTGAATCGTTTTTGGAAGCCGATCACGTCACCGCGTTCTCCTGGGTCTTTGTATTTCGCGAATACTTCGATATCGCCATCGGCACGCATTACCTCCTGGTCTGAGTAAAACAGCGAGCATTGGGTGTCGGCCTCGGTCGCTTTCGTGCCAAACGCCACCTTCGTACCGTCGGCTTGCTTATAGTAAGGCAGCTGCGAGAAGGTGAAGACTGTGAAGCCGAACAGGCGGTTGCTTTCGAGCATATTCTTATAAAGTTTCATGTCCTCCAATTGCAGGTCGGCAAGATGGTAAGGATTCAACACTGCCACAAGTGTAGCCGGGTCGATATCCTGCCCACGGAACCAGGCATCCATCTTCAGGATGTCCTCAAAAGATATTTTTCCCGGAGCTGCAGTGGCTTTGGCCGGTGTCAGTTCGGCAGTCTTGGCCGGTGCCCAGTTATGAGCCGCATAGGCAGCCGTTTTTGCCTGCAGGGTGTTGCGGTGCTGGCGCACTACACTCTCCATTTTTGCGTAAGCCGTTTCCATTTCTTCCACGTTGCGGACTACGGTATTCTTCGTGTCGAAGGTATGCAACGTCAGCTCGAGCGGCGTATCCGTGCGGCTCATGGTCGGCACGGGGTAATCCTTATTATCGACCAACACATCGGGGGCGACACCCGCTTCGGCAAGGTTGATCTTGTTATATTCCACCATCGGTGTCATATCCACCGAACGGGCGAGGAAGCTGCGGTCGGGGTAGAATCCCTCCATCAGCATGCTGATCCAGATTTGTTTTTCTATTGCCATAGTTATTGATGTTTAATGTTATCGGATATGTTTTTTAAGTTCCTCGAAGGCTTCCGGATCTTCGGCCTTCATCTTCTTCAAACCCTCGGGGTCTTCCTTGGCCCATTTGAGGTAGGTCCAGTCTTTGCGCTCGTCGGCGATGGCTGTTTTGCCGGTGGAGTGCGTCACCTTTGCACCCAACGATTCTTTCGCCGGAATTGCCTCCAAGGTGGATTTGGCAGTGTCATAATCAGCCAAGGCCAATTTTTCAAATGCCTCTTTCTTGTCGGCGGTGATGCGTCCATCCTTGATAGCCAATGCTACCAATTCATTCGCTTTCAGCTTGCGCTGGTCTTCCAACTCCTTCTCGGCTTTCTCGACACGCGCCTGGAGCTCCATGATAGCAGCACTGATGGACTTGCCGTCGGCTTCGTTGCTCTTCAGTCCCAAAGCCACATAGGCTTCGGAGGTCAAAATGATTTCTTTCATTTCTTCTTCTGTTTTTTTGTTTACGTTCAATAATGCCTCGATGCTCAGCTTTACCTGGTCGTCGGGGATTTCCACACCCTGTCTGTTGTACAGGCGCAGGGCATTCCTGTTACTGGGGACACTTACCAGGCTCGTTTCGCACAACTCCCAGTCGGTCACCGTGACGCGCTCTTCTCCACCAGGTATCGTGCGCAGTTCCACGGCGTTGATGATGATCCCGGGGCTGCATCCTTTCAGGATTCCTTTCTTTGCCTGGCGTTTGCATTTGGCCCCCAAGGTGTCTTCTTCGTCATACACCGCCTTGCCGATCAGTTTCGTGCCCTCCACCCTCAGTCCGGTCATCTGGCCGATCAGGTTGGCACCGTCATGGTTGAACAGCATCACCGGGTTGGCGTTGTAACGCTCGAAACGTCCGGCGGAGTTGAGAAGGACAAAACCGTGGCTGTTTACCACGCTCTCATCATTTAATACATATTCGTCTTCGTTCATGGTGCGATACTTTTTTAGGACAAACTTACCGGTAAGGCAAAAGCCTGTAAAGCAGCGATGAAAATTCTTACACTTTTATTTTCAATCACTTTAATTCGTTTGAACTTTGTCCGAAACAAAGAACGGTTATGGCAAAAAAACAAGACAAGGAAAAGGCGGGGATTCGTGTGAAAGACCCGCAAAAGTATGAATACGCCTACCTCCTGTACATGCAAAAGGTGCCCCAGAAGGAAATCGCCGAGCGCGTGGGTGTGAGCCAGCAGACCCTGTCGAAATGGAAAGAGACGGGAGGCTGGGAGTTGAAGCGGGTGGCACGCACCGTGAGCCGCGACCAGATCATCAATAAGGTGCTGATGAAGCTCAACGAGATGCTCGATAGCGGCGAGGAGTTCAATGCCGATGAGTTCAGCAAAGCGAGCAACCAGCTGAAGAAGCTACAAACCGGTTGCACCATCGACGATATCGCCGACATCCTGACCCGTTTCGGTGACTGGGTGATCGAGAAGAGTGCCACCGACCAGGAGATTACCACTGAGTTTGTGCAATTACTGACGAAGAAACAGGATGAATACCTATTAATGCGCATGAACAATGGCTAAAAACAGACTATCTAAAGAGAAATGGCAAAAGTGGGAAGAACGAAAACGGCTCATCCTCTCATATGATTTCCACCTCACCGATACCAGCAAGGAACGGGAAGAGCGGGTCGATCATGCCCGACGGGATTATGCCTACTTTGTGGAGACCTACTTTCCGCATCTTTGCACCGATCCGGAAACAAAACAGATCACGAAGTGTGGTAAGTTCCAATTGTCAGCTGCAGGCTGGCTCAAAACCCATCCTCACACCCGCGCCGTATTCGAGTGGGCGCGTGGCCATGCCAAATCGACCCATATCTCCCTAATGATACCTATCTGGCTGATGATCCAGGAGAGGCGTACCATCCATGTGATGGTCCTTGTATCGAAGTCGGAAGACAGTGCCGACCGCCTGCTCTCGGACCTGCAGTGTGAACTGGAGTTCAATGCGCTGCTGAAATCCGATTTCAACATCAAGATCGACGAAGGCAGCTGGAGTACCGGCGAGTTCAAGACCGCCGACGGAATGTACTTCATGGCGCTGGGTCGTGGTCAATCGCCTCGTGGAATCAAGAACCGTGGCCAGCGTCCGGACTATATCGTAATCGATGATATCGACGACGACGAGATGATACGCAACCAGGCGCGTGTGTCGCAGGCTTTCGACTGGTGCCTCTCGGCTCTGCTCGGCGCGATGGATATGGGGCGCGGGCGGTTTGTACTGGTAGGGAACCGGATCGGCAAGGACAGTATCCTGAGCCGTTTCGCCCAGCGCCCGGAAACACACCATACGGTGGTCAACGCCATCGACGCATCCGGCCAGCCCTCGTGGACGGAGAAATACAGCCGGGAGGAGATTGTGAAACTGCGTACCTACATGGGTGAGCGTCGTTTCCAAAAAGAGTATATGAACAACCCCGTCAACGAAGGGGCGGTGTTCCTCCGCAAACATATCCGCTATGGCAAGATGCTGCCACTGAAAGAGTACCGCAGTCTGGTATGTTATACCGACCCTTCTTTCAAGGCATCCACGCAGAACGACTACAAGGCAACCATGCTGCTGGGCAAGACCAAAGAGGGAGTATATCACCTCTTGAAGGCATACGCCGATCAGACCTCCGTGAGCACGATGGTGGCATGGCACTACGAGATAGACAACTACATCGACGGCCGGGTACCGGTACTCTATTACATGGAGTCGAACTTCATTCAGGATCTGATGCTGGACGAGTTCCAAAAGGTGGGCGAAGCGATGGGCCACCAAATCCCGATCCGGGGTGATGCCCGTAAGAAGCCCGACAAGTTTGCACGTATTGAGGCAATGCAGCCGCTCTTTGAGCGGGGACTGATCATCTTCAACGAGAAAGAAAAAGATTCGCCCGGCATGATGCAGCTCGTGGAGCAGCTCTTAATGTTTGAAAAGGGCAGCAAGGTCCATGACGATGCTCCCGATGCCTTGGAGGGGGCAGTCTACCTGCTCAACCGTCGCAGCATGGCATCCTCCGGGACCTACCGCGTCGGCAAGCGGCCCAGCCGTAAATATTAACCCTATAACCCCAATAATGATATGTTTATCGAAACGAATGAAATGGAAACTGTGGTTGCCGACTATCAGGTGCAAGAGATCACCGACTATACGCCTGCCATCCTGCAACAGAGTATCGCTGCTGCCGTGAAGCGGGTGAGCCGGTTGTTGTCCGGCAGGTATGATGTACAGAAAATCTTCAGTGCCACGGGCGAAGAGCGCGACGCCGAGCTGGTGGAGATCTGCAAGAACATCGCGCTCTGGTTTCTGATCCGGCGATGCAATGTGGATATCCTCTACAGCCGGGTGAAAGAGACCTACGACCGTGATATGGCCTATCTGAAAGAACTGATGAAGGGTGATATTCCTTCAGGGCTACCGCTCCGCGAACAGGAAGAGGGCTGCCCGGTGGGGGCTGTGCGCTTCGGCTCGCAACCTAAATTCACACACTCCTGGTAGGCAGGTGGGCATCCTTTTTAAAAACGATTTAAAAGCTTTTCGAAAATGGCAAAAGACAACCGATATTACCGTAACAAGCGGAACAACCGCAAAGACAACAAATCAGCCCCGCTGATCCGCCAGCGTGAGGGGTTGGTACGCAAAATAGCACCCAAGGCGATCAGTAGGGTACGTCGTGACCTCGACACCTGGCGCAGGGCACTCCGCCAAGCCGACAGCGTAGACCGGCCGCGCCGACGGGAACTGATGGACCTCTATGCCGACGTGATGTTGGATGCCCTCCTGACCAGCCAGATCGAACAGCGCATCGGCAGGACGCTTGCCGCCGAGTTTTCGCTGAAGGACCAGGGGGACAAAGTCAATGAAGAGGCGACCCGTCTGTTAAGCGAGGCGGTGTGGTTTCCGCTCCTGGTCCGTTATATGCTGGAGAGCCTCTTTTACGGTCATTCTTTAGTGGAGTTTACCACTTCTGACAGTGATGAACTGGAGGTAAATTTGATTCCCCGGCAAAATGTGGTGCCGGAACTGGGCTTCTTCCTCTACGACAGCAATGCCGATAAGGGGGAATATTACCGGGATCTACGTGAGTTTGGCACTTACATCTTAGAGTTCGGGCATCCGAACAACTACGGACTGCTGAATAAGGCAGTGCCCCATGCGCTGTTCAAAAAGTTCGCCCATAGCTGCTGGTCGGAACTGTGCGAAATCTATGGCATACCACCACGCTATATCAAGACCAACACGCAAGATCCGGAGATGCTTGACCGGGCAGAGCAGATGTTACGCGATATGGGTTCGGCTGCCTACTTTATTATAGATACTACCGAGGAGTTTGAGTTTGCCAACGGCGTGAGCACCAGTGGTGACGTCTATAACAATCTGATTGCTCTCTGTAATTCAGAAATGTCAATGCTGATCAGTGGTGCTCAGATTGGGCAGGATACCAAAAATGGCAACCGCTCGAAAGAAGAGGTGGCCGTGAAGCAGCTGGAGAAGTATGTAGCATCTGACAAGCGACAAGTAGAAGATTGGATGAACTCTACGGTACTGCCTGCACTCTACCGATTGGGATTGCTGCCTCAAGGGATGCGCTTTAGCTTCAATTCGGAAGAGGACACGAAGGAGCTGTGGAAGCGGACTTCTGAAGCAATGCAATATTTTAAGGTGGACCCGGAATGGATTAAAGAGAAATTCGGCATCGAGGTAACCGGGCCACGTGGTAAAGCGGGCGGCGATGATGATTTTTTCGAGTAAGCCCCGGGGGGCGTTCGGGGCTGGCCGCAAAGATCAACCATCTCTACCGGGATGGTTTCACACAACTGGCATCCTTGGAGGATGAAGTCCCCGGCATCGATGAAAATATCTTTCGTGCCGCCGTGCGCCGCATCTTCCGGGAGCAGGGCTTCACGGCAGAGAGCATGGTGCATCCCAAGATCCGTGCCTTGGTGAATGCAACGGCCGATATCTGTGCCGGAGCGATCGGGCCGGTGCTGGAGAGTGGCGTGATTCCCGATGTGATGGCACAGCACCTGAAGGAGGATGTCTTCGTCTTCAGTGGCTTCAAAACCTACCGGGAACTTCGGGAGGCAGCCGATCTGCTTCGGGACAAAAATGGCTTATTGAAATCGTTCGACCGCTTTTATAAAGACATTGCTGCCATCAACGAGAAGTACAACCGCCATTGGCTGAAAGCGGAGTATATCTTCGCCCAGGCATCGGTCGAGATGGCTGCAAAATGGGTCGATTTCGAGCAGGATGGAGATGAGTACGATCTACAATACCGCACCGCTGGCGATGACCGGGTGCGCTACGAGCATCGCGTGCTCCACAATGTGACGCTACCGCCTTCCGATCCCTTCTGGGATGAGTTCTTCCCGCCCAACGGATGGCGTTGCCGCTGCACGGTGGTACAAGTGCGTAAGGGGAAATTTCCTCGTTCGGATAGCAATACAGCCATCCAGCAGGGACGTGAAGCAACCTATCAGGCTGGCAAGAACGGTGTCAACAAGGCCGCTATATTCCGCTATAATCCGGGCAAACAGCAGGTCGTCTTCCCTCCGCATCATCCCTATTATGAGGTGAGCGAAAGGGAACGGAGAGCTATCATGACGGCGTTGTATCCAGAAGAAAAGGCATACACCGTAATACCGACTATCGCCGGACAGCTCCGCATCCATAGCGGACACGGAAAAGGAGAACGTGAGGAGAACATCCGGGTGGCATCCTACTTCACCAACAAGTACGGCTACAAGATCGATTTGCTGGATAATCCGGACGGCGTGAAATCAGCGGATAGCTTCAACCGGACGTTAGGCTACGAAGAGGAATACAAGGTAAACCAGAAGGAGCACCCGACAAAAAGTTCCATCGACAACCTACTCCGGAAAGCCAAGGAGCAAGCCGACCATATCGTCTTGTGGATCGACTCGGATATTTCGCTGGAAGACCTTTCCGCGGCTTTGCGATCGAGGGTGAAACGGTCGGAGAACATCATGTCGGTCACTCTTGTGTTAGGCGGGAAAGACATCAGTCTGGCACGAGCAGAAATCGTATCGGAGGGCTTTAAAATACGACTGGCAGACCTGAAATAAATCGGATCTGCCAGAAGGGGGTTCACGGCCTTTCGGCTTAGAACCATTGCAAACATACAAAACATTTTGAATATGGACAACAGCCTGTTACAAAAAATAATGAAGGACGTTCGGGTGGAGCTTACGGAAGAGTGTGACCGGAACTTCGAGCGGAAAGCTTTTTTCGACCGGAAATGGGCACCGCTCAGCCCGAACTATCGGCCTAAAACCGGTAGTATGCTTAACCGTACCGGCGCACTGCGCCGTGGGTTAAGAAGCCGCATCGATGGCACAAAGCTGATCTACTCCAACAGTGTGCCCTACGCCGGCATCCATAACTTTGGAGGTGTGATACAACAGGACTTTGTACCATCTCCCAGTATGCGGAAACGAGCAATGTCCAAATATAAGAAGACACGTTCGAAAGAGGATATGCGCATAGCCGTAGTCAAACGGATCAAACGGACGATAAAGATTCCTGCCCGTCCTTTCGTAGGCGACCACCCCCGCGTGCATGAGCTGGTGGCCGAGGTGGTAAACTTGCGGATCCGACAGGATGTGGTAGAAGGGGTATTGAAGGACGAACTAAGAAAATTCAAAAACATATAAATCATGAAAGAGATTTTATTACAGATCATGGCAGAACTGCAGGCAAAAGTGCCCGAGCTTGCCTACATTGCGGAGGACTGGGGGCAGATAGACTACTATAACGAAGCTCCGCCGGTAAAGTTTCCTTGTGCACTGATCAGTGCGAGTAGTATCGATTTCGAGACCCAGACGGTCGATGTACGATGGGGTAAGATGAAGATCCTGATACGGGTGGCAGATGCACCGACAGTGAGCGGAACGATGGCAGCCCCGGAGAGCTATCGCAAGCGGGCGTTTGCCATCATCGATTTGATGGATCACATCGGGAATACCCTTTACGGATTCGGTGGCGAACAGTTTAACGAGATTGAGCAGGTGGCGATCACTCGCTACGAGCGCGAAGACGGCATCCGCGAGTATGCAATGACCTTTGAGACCCAATTCGGGATTTAAAATAGCGTCAGTTGATGGGCGGCGTTCTTCTTTTGCTCGTTTTCGATATTCACGCCGATGTAGTTCAGGAACGTGCGGTAGCACATCGGATAGACCGGGTAGACGTAACGCCGCCATACCTCTTTGTAGCAGCGGTCGCGTCTGCCCGGTTCATAATGTTGGCGGACTATGTCACAAACTAATCCGATCCTCCTCAATGTATTCCGATGATAACCCATATAAACAGATAAACGATTCACTTTTACACTACAAAAGTAGCATCTTTAGCCCATACTTTTGTAACTTGACTGTATAATTATACAAAATAAGCTGTATATACAAATTAAATATACGATTTGAGAAATTTGGGCAAACCGTTTTTATTTCCATTGTTATTTATATTTTTTCGTGAAATGAGCCTAATCCGTCTCATGGATGTGCTTTTCAACCATTCTTTCACTCATGGCTATGTTTCGATTTCCTCCACATCCATTGAAACAATACCCAATCAGATGCTCACCGACATATACATATTCACCTTCCCTGTTAGGATAGGTACATTTATATAGTCGTCCTATCAGTAACTTTTTAACTTTCATCTATTTAATTATTCTCTTTCGTTTGACATTTTACGTCCCTTACGGGTAGCATAATAAACAGTAGGCTTTCCTTCTTTACACATGCAATTAATCCATCCTTTTCGTATTCCTTCTTGGATATATAGATTAATTCCGTAGTAAGACGTTGTTTTCAACCAGTCCAATTTATTTATTTGATCAAATGTCATCTTTCCTCCCCATGTGAGGGATTTAGTTAACATTTCTGCACCTTCAGTCAATATATTTGCCATACCTCAGTTCTTTTTTAGTTTGTTTTTTGGGCACTCCAAACATTATAATCAGATTCAGGCAATTCAATAATATTCAAAATTACAATCTCAGCATTTTCACATTCAAGTGTAGATGCTATCTGCTCTATTGCTATCTGTCTGTTCAGGTAGCATCCATCCGTCACAAAAGTGGTTTGCCCAGAACCATGTACTTTGCCATTGCCAAAATTGTATGACACTATGAAATATCTTTTTCCGCTCATATTTATTTAAAATTGAATTTTCTGTTGTAGAACTTCGTCAGCATAAAACTGATCGAAGCCTTTATCACTTATCCACCAGTTGAAGCCAAATTCCGCATCGGTAAAATTGTGATTGATATATCCGGCATCAATGAGTTTTTGAATTGTTTGTACCCATTTCCTACGAACATAAGGAAACCGCTTTATATCTTTCAGCTTTTGTTTTCGGTTTGCCATCGGGCAAAGAATACAACCTATTCGCTTATATCCTTCATCGTACAAAGAACAGTGTTCTATTCCATTTCCATTCAGAAAGCCCCACACATCTCTGTCTGTCCAATGGATAATCGGAGAAACAAGAATCTTGTCCTTACCTTTAACACAAGTAACCATCTTTTCTTTATGCTCAGAAAATTGGTCGAAGTTCCCGCTGAATTTACGGCCGCTAATCTCAATTTCTTCACGTTTGGAACGCTGCACACTTTCAGTTTTACGAATGCCGATCAAGGTAACTTTCCCTGCACCGGACATTTCTTTAAATTCAGCGCAACACCAGCGAAACGTCCTTGTTGGAATAAAGTGCTTCTTTAGAGCCATATCATAAACCGACATCGTTGGCTTTATCAGCTCTACATCCGGATAGTTCTGTTTCACAAACCGAATGACTTCCGGAGGGTCAACAGATGTAAGATTCATGTGAGCCTTAAACTTTACACCAGCCATCTTTGCGATGTGATAAAGTGCTTGACTATCTTTTCCACCGGAAAAGGCCAAATAAAAGCCATTCTCCGGATCATAATCAAGCGCCATCTTCTCGCACTTACGCAGCAGTGCAATGGAGTAGTTTATTTTGTCCTGTAACATTGTCTGTTTATTTGTTATGAATCAGATAAATATTTTATCAAACTCTCTTTGTCTTTAAAAAGTCTTTTATCCCATTTGGGATAATTGTTTCTGGGCACACTAAGTCCATCTGACAGCTTATAAACCATAAAGAAATTATCATCAGCATAGGATATTTCGATGATTATTTTGCTTATAGTTGTATGGATAATGTTATCCCCGCTCAGATAGCATACGCTATCTCCTACGTTAAATTCAGTATCTATATTCATACCTTTTTTAAATAATAACTGGGTAATCTTGTTACTAACAAAAATAAAAGTTACTTTTGTAAAAAATCAATCACTTGCAAGATGAGGAGTCTTGCTGTTTTTAAACGAGGTCAAGCGTTTTTATATGATTGAATAAAGTGGATGCCAGATTGCCGTCTGCATTCACTTTTATTTAATATTGAGTTATCCAATCATTGTGATTATCGTGAATGTTGCCAAGGCGCAGGCTGCCATTTTTCACCATAAAAAATATGTCAGCCGCAGTAGGCATATTTTGCCATGACAATTGAAATTGACATAAGATACTATTCCACTCAACAACTCCAACATTCTTTCCTGTTGGGTCATTCATTATATCACCCTCGTAAATCTCCTTTCCGCTCTTGTCTTTTAGGCCAGTGTATTGACCTATAGTTGTTTTATCACACATAACTCCAGACAATTGAAAGAAGTTGTGGGTTCTAAAGTTAGAAACCACAAATATCAAAACAGCAGTTTCCCATCCTTCTTCTCCATCACCGCATTGAAAACACTTTTATAGGTTTCATATAATTCTTTCCTATTTTCTGGTCCTGGCCAATCAGCGAAAGACTCTCCTGCAAAGAATTTCCAAGCAAAGATCCGTTTGGCTTTTTCGGATAAGCTTAATTGATCGATTATGTTCCGGATATCCTGCATACGTTCCCGGATATATTCGGTATGATCCGGGCTGTCATCGGGTTCGTCGATGATATTCAGCCGTCGCCAATCTACATTCTCATCTACCGGAATAGGCTTGTATTTATGCCGGTATGGAGACGTGTCCGAGGTAACGTTTAGTTTTATCATTTGCAGGATATAGAAGTCAAGTTCAGTATATTTACCCTTTTTGGCTTCCATTAGCCGGGAGAGATGCCCGGAGGGCTTCTGAAGCAGCATACACATTACCTCGTTCAATACGTCAATAGCTTCGTCTGTCATTCCGGCAAGTGAGCAGTGATACTTAGCGTAATCCAGCCACCTGTCGTAACGTTTCTCAATATATTTATTCAATGCCTCACTTGCCATAGTCGTCTTTATTTGATATATTTGTTTCTGATTGTAAGGGGGTGGCGCTGTGAGGCGCTGCCTTTCTTATTCCTCCTCTTCGTTCGTATCAAAAAGATTTGCCATCATATCAACGATATTCGTCTGGATATTATCTTCAGCCCCCAATACGGCATTACTGATATGCTTCTTTTCTTCAATGATCCTGTAGAGCTTCTGGTCAATCGTCCGACGGCCGAGCAGGTAGTAGCAATTCACTGAGTCTTTCTGCCCGATGCGATGGGCACGGCTTTCTGCTTGATCACAATCTGCATACGTCCAAGGTAGCTCAATAAAGGCGACATCGCTGGCTGCTGTGAGCGTAATACCGGCACTGGCCGCTTTAATGGAACAGATGATAACGTCCGTCTTCGGGTTCTTTTGAAAGGCATCGACAGAAGCCTGCTTCTCCTGCATATTCTGTCGTCCGGTGACGCAGACGGCGGAAGGAAAAGCTATCATCAGGCGGTCTACAATTTCATGCAGGTTACAGAACAGGATGATCTTTTTCCCATTCTCCCGAAAGTCCTTCACGAAGTCGATAACCTCTTTCAATTTACCGCGTGCAGTAATATCTTTCAGAATACCAATACGAACCATCACTTCCCCTTTCAGTGACTTTTGGATTTTTTCATCATCTGCTTCCTTGTAGCGTTTCAGGTAATCGATCAGATCGCGCTCCGCATCCATATATTCCTTGCGGTTCGTTATCTCACAGGAAACAATCTGACGCACTTTATCCGGTAGTTGGGTGAGTACTTTCGACTTTTCTCTGCGGAAGAAGCAGTGTTGCCATAGCTTATAATTTAGCTCCTTTAGATTGCTCGCTTGGTTAGGACCGGAACAGTACCGAAGCATAAAACCTTTCCATCCACCCATATCAATCATGCGATCCATAATACCCAATTGTGCAACCAGATCCTTTGGTTTGTTGACAACAGGTGTCCCAGTCAGCAAGATGATATATTCTTTCCCGGATGCAATGCCTTTGCAAAACTTGGTCTGCTGGGTGGCCGTTGATTTGACTTTATGCGATTCGTCGATTATCACGGACTTGAACAGTTTGATCGTGTTGTGAAATTCGACATCTTTCAATGTCCATTTCTCTGCCTTCGTGATCCGCCGGACAAAGTATTTTCGTAGGCTTTCGTAGTTTACGATAAAAACCTGGTTCATGCCTGTCTGCCAAAAGAAAGGCCAGCTATCGCGGACGGAATCGGTTAATACCATCGCTTTCTTGTCTGTAAACTTATGCCATTCCCTTTGCCAATTGATCTTGACAACATTCGGACAGATTACCAAACAGGGAAAGGCATCAGCTTTGTTGATGGTTGCGATGCTTTCAAGTGTTTTGCCCAAGCCCATATCATCTCCATTGATAAACCGTTTCAGTTGCAAGCCTCGTGCGATTCCTTGCAGTTGATAGGGGTAAGGCTGTACTTTCAGTCCATGTTCTCCGTCTAGTTCCGGCATTTCCGGTATTTGAAAAGCAACATCTTCCTCTGTCTGTGATTGTGCAATCGTTCCCCATTGTACCGGTTCGAAATAGCGGACGTAATAAGTCAATTGATCCAATTCTGCTTTGCATTTGTTGGTTGCCGGAATCAGCCATGCGCCCGTTTGTTTGTCCCACCAGCGGATGGAAACAGAGCTTTTCAGCTTGTCTACAACCTGCTGGCGGTATCTGTCAAACTTCACCGCATAACATTGACCTTTTTCTGTATTTTGCAGTGTAATTGTCATAGTGGTAGGTGTTATGCAAATTCGTCAAACGCTTTTATCTCTTCGGCGACTTCCTCCATTTCTGCTTTTTTCTTGCGGCCGCGTTTCTTCGGCTTCGGCTCTGCTTCTCCGGTAATATCGGATTCTTCAGGAACATCGAAATCGAACGATTCTTGTTTGATTCCATATTTTCCGCCGAACAAGTAAGCGTCCACTTCGTAGTCAAGTCGGCTGACCGCCTGTTTTAAAGCATCCCCATACGGATATCCTTCGCCGGATTCGTCTTCGAATTTTGTAAACGGGACGGAAAGGTTAAGGACTTGTCCGCTTTTCAATAGCTTTTGTGCCTGGATGGAAACACCGGCCGATTCGTCTGATCCACCTTTGCTATACCCCGTGACAACGATATTTTTCAGTTTCTCGTTCAGATCATCATCCGAAGGATTTTCGATATTTACAACTCCGGCTTCTTGCATTTCGCAAATCTTGACGGCATGAGTCTTTAACAAACTCATAGCATATAACAGGTCCGGATGAACGAATTGCTGGGATGATTTGGTTACTTCGTTCTTGTAGTTTGCTTCTACAAATCGCTCTGTGTAGTCAGCTGTTACCTGATTGTTTTTAAGTTTGACTTTCTGAATTTCATACACAGGTTGTTCTTTTACTAATTCATCTTCCATACTTTTTAAAATTTAGGATTGTTATAACTTTGGGGCGCTAAGGCCATTTCTGCTTTTGCTTTACTGATTACAGTGCGACACCATTCCAGTTGATGAGTCGCGGTCCGGTTCAAACGCTCACACCAATCGACAAGATATTGTTCATCTTTGCACAGACTGTCAATGATAGCATTTACTGCCTTGGAGGTAGCCCCGGCACGTGAGGCTGTTTCCCGTAACGTATCGAAGACTTCCGATTTCTTTTTCCCGTTCAGATGGTATTTGGCATCTGCTAACAGTTTCCCGGTCCGGGCGATATAGACGGCAAGGTCGTTTCCACGTAGGACAGCTTCTTGGACTTCTTCACTCATGGTAATATTCAGATAGGAATCAATGGCTGCCAACTCGTTGGATATTTTATCTATGGGTGTGATGTTTAAATTCATGTCTGTTTGTCTTTAAAATATATCTTCCGAAAAAAGGATATCCTATTTATTTTCAACTGAACAGCATCCACCACCGAAAGGCAAGTTCTTCGTACTTTTCTTTACCTTTCTGGTAAATCGTATCGCCTCGTTTAATGAATGCTTTGAACACTTTTTGATTTTTCTTGGAGATACCATAGATGAAATCCTGCCGACTGCCTGCGATATCCATATACCAGGCGCGGGAACGGTCCCAATCGAAAAAGTCAATAGCTTCATCGAATTGTTTTTGTGTGCTGGCAAAAGTGCTTTTCAGGTCTCCCCCGAATCCGTAGGTCGGAAGCCACCAGTCCCATTTGCACCGGGTATCGAGCGTGTATTTGAAGTTACCATATTGGAAACATTGGTTCTTATTGACCATGAATCGTTGAGTTTCCGCCTTAGCAAGCACTTGGGCCAGGAAAGGATCGTGTCGGGCTTCCATGCGGAGGGACTTCTTCATGGCTTCTGCCAGTTCCCAATCCTTGCCGGAATACAATACATCGTCTACCATGTGCTTATCATACCTGACCCTTTCCGGTTCGGTAATCATCGCATCGATTAGGCTGCCGAATTTGAAAGCGTTCTCCTTATCCCCGTATTGGGTACGGGGATAGAGAAGGTTCTTTAGTTCTGTTAGGTCTGAGTTGCTAACCTCCGACCGTTGGTAATACGTATCTTGCATCTTCTTCCTTGAGTTTTAGATATTCAATGACTGCAAAGTCAAATTCGAAATTGTAGGTGTTATCCATCAGCCACCGGAACCATTTGCGGCCCTCTTCCGTATCGAGAATCTTTTTCAGAATACTTGGCTCGCGTCTGTATTTTCCGAAGTTTATCCATGAGGACAGATAGAGTTTCTTTTTCATATCATTTGGCTGTTACATCATCGATATACTTTACATATGCGGACTGGATTTGCTCTCCGTCCTTATTCACAACTTTTTCGCAGTAGGTAATCATCTTCTTATGTACCTTCTCTAGATCCTCCATGCTCATATTGATTCCTTCGCGCATGAACCACATCTGATATACCTGCATGAATCCTTGTGGATTGGTTATCTGGATCTTCTTCTTGACCTTGGCTTTCGTTGGAGTAGGGGACATGCTGGCTGCTGAGAAATCAAATGCTGCCTGTACTTCGGCAGCAGACTTTTCTGCAGCCGCTTTGGCCTTAGCCTCTTCTTCCCGGCGTTTGCGTTCTTCTTCCTGCTTTTTTCTTTCTTCCGCTTCCTGTTGTTTTCGCTCTTCTTCTATACGGGCTGCTTCGGCCGCATTGGTACGGCGTAGCTCTTCCTGTTCTTCCAGTTGTTTGCGGAGGCTGGGGAGTTTGTCGATCAAATCCTGCTTTGTACCCTCTATTTCAAAACGGTAACGTTCTGTAAAATCTTTCTTCTTTTGTATAGCGACTTCATTTTTTATTGCCTTACGGGTTTCTGCGTCCATATAGAAGGTTTGTTTGTTGTCAGAAACGTTTTCAACAAAAGCACTCCAGGAGAAATTTATACTTGTTTCGGATATTCGTCGGCATACATCGTTGTAGGTAGCGAGAGTAGCGCGGTTGAACATGCTGTTTAGTGCATTGATATGCTTTTCAACGTATGCGGCATACGCTGTATCCAACATGACAGAGATATCCGATCGGTATTGAGCCTTTTCGTTCTCCAACATCTGTTTACGGCGAGCTTCCTCTTCCCGTCGTTTTTGTTCGGCAATCTTCTTGGCCGCGTATTTGTTACGGGCCTGTTGGAGCTTATAAGGAATAGTGGTGACCGATTTGACGTCGATAGCCGATTCCAAAGAGGTAAAAGACTTGCTGACCGTAGCCAGAAGTTGCGTCAATGGCTTACGACGCTTGTTCATGTTTTCTATTGTTATTTTCGTCTTTGCCAAATACTCTGAGACCTTCGCATCCAGTTCATCCGAGCTAATACCTCCTTCCGCTTCAATGGTGTCCAGAAGTGTTTGTCCGGCTTGGTTACATGTCGATACGGAAGTTTGGTTGCGTTGCAAGGTGGCAGGAGCCGATTGCATGATCTGATTGAATTCTTCCACTTTAATAAGAGAATTGTTAGCTTGTGTATCCATTGTGATAAATTTTTAAGTGATTGATCGAGTTTATTAAAATCCGGCGTCTTCATCTTCCTGTGATATTGGGGTTGTTATACCTGATGCGGGTACCGGTTCCGCTTGTGGTTGCTCTCCGAATTCCTGTAAAGGGTTTTCCGATTGAGGTTGAAGGGCTTGTGGCTGCTGTCCGGGTTGATTGGGCTGAATAACGGTTGTTTGTTCTAATCCGTAGTCAATATCCTGCGGTTCTTCTTGAGTTTCGAATACAGTAAACTTTCCAGTCCGGACTTTGGGATATCCGTCGAATGCGTGTTTAATTAGTTTGCTTTCCAAGAACCCAGGATCGATACTGCCTTCGTTTGAAGTATAGAGGGCATTCGCCTTACCTTCTTTTTGACGGGTTTGCGGATTCCAACGTTGGTTGTTTTTGTAGCTGTACGCCTCTAAGCGTTTGATATCACCCTCCATCATCCAATGCCAGTCTACAGTCCCATCGGCGCGGACAATACGGATAAAACCACCGATCACCTTATTTGATTTGCGGGGACAGGCCGCCTGATAGGTAACGGTCTTTACTCCGTCAACCAATCCCGGTGAGAATGTGTCACCTTCATAGCAAACAACCGGATTATCTACATACCGGACCTGTCCGGCACGCTGGCGCATAACCAATTCCCCATAACCGGTGATGGAAAGGTAAGCACGCAGTTCATAGATGTCGTTGCCATTGTTGTCCTTATAGCCGGTCTTCGTGCTGCGGGGGAGAATATAGCAGTGGGTGCGTCCTGTGGGATCGAGAGACAGGCCGTTTACGGCAATATCTAAGAAACAGCCGTACAGGGACAGTGGAGAACATCTTTGCAGTTCCGGCTTGTCTTGTAAGATTTTCCGGAAGTTGAATTTTTCCTTTTCATAAATCTGAGTTCCTTGGCCGGTTCCCCAGATCGCATTGTACATGAATATAAACTTCTGTTCAACCCGGCTATCATCCGCTATCATGAGCGGATTTAGCTGATTTAGTTCAGCTACTTTAATTTGAATTTGATTTGACATGATTCTATTGTTTAAAAATTAATTACCAATGTTTCTTTATCGTGTAAACCATTGCCACGCAACCAGATGCCGTAACTATATGCTGGAAATACCCCAAGCAAATAGCGATAATACCAAGTATGGCAAGCGTTCCAAACAGGATGTAAAATCCCCACCTCGCTACTTGAGCGAGTTTCCAGTAATTTGTTTTCATACATCAATGATTAATTGGCAAAAGCCGTTTACTTGTCTTTGAAATAGCGAGTTGGATTTATATTGTAAACATCCTCCGATAACCCTTTATCTGGAGTGCCTTGCCGTGTTAATAATTCATTTAGTAATCGTATGGATCCAGAGCGCATTTATACAAGTCTTCCAACCTGTATTCGATTTTGCCTGGCCGTTTGTAACGCTGTAAAGTACCTTCTGATACCCATCGTTCTACATTCTGCCGTCCAAAGCGGATATGTGCTTCCTTTTGTCCGATAAACTCTCTGGTACCGGCTTGTATCTTGGTGATTTGCCAAGCGAGGTATTCAAGTTCGATTTTCCGAAAAGAAGGAATGTTTGGATAGGTTGTGTCGGTCTGCATGATTATTCGCTTTTAAAAAGATTCTTTTCGTTTGCATATCGCATAAACTCCGCCATAGAGTGTATCGAGAGTTTTCGGAACACGTTCTTCCGATGATTCTTTACGGTGTGGGACGATATAAAAAGCGCTTCCGCAATCTCTTCGTCTTTCTTGCCATAGTAGCAAAGCTCCATCACCCTAAGTTGACTGTCTGAAAGTGTGCTGTTGAACTTCGGTTCACAGATTTTTTTGAAGCCATCGCATTCCCCACGCAGCGGACAACCGACAAACTCAAATTTGAAATTCCAGTTCTCATCGATATCGATCATGTTGTCATACAGCCCGAAGTTGCATTTGATAAATCGGCGTACAGCCAAGAAATCCCGATAGCATTTATTTCCATCGTAACGGGCGTAATATTTACGGAGTGCCGTGTAAGCTTCCGGATAGAACTCTTCCAGCACCTCTAGAAAACGCTGAATAAAGTCGGTATCCGATTCCTTTAACTGGCGCTCTGGCTGTCCCTGTTCTTTGATGATTACTTCACCGGATGGAGTGGTATAGAATTCTATTGCATGCATGATTCTCCCTCCGGAAAAAGAATTTCTATAGGTGCGCCTAATTCTTTAGATATAGCCTTTTTGCAAAGCTTATCGGGGCTGAATGTGCCTCTTAACCAATTGTAAACAGTTTGTTCGGTACGCTCTGTTGCATTAGCAATCCGGCGAACGAACTCCTGTTTGGGCGTTGGAATCTTATCAAGTGCTTCATATCTGTCTTTGAAAGACAGTTCACTTGCTCCA